GTCGCCAGGGCCTCCGGCGGGGGTCCTCCCCCTACCATTCGCCATCCCTCACGAAGAGGAGGCGCTTGACCTGTCTTTCCTCTCCCGTTTTGTTGCCTTTGCGAGCGTTGCATATCCAGTGAGCAGCCTGAAGGTTGTTCCAGTCCGCGGCACATTCTGCCGGCGAATCGTAACCGTACTGCCTCCACTTGCTCACAGGCCGGATCTCGTCGATCACGAAGGAAAGCGGATGCCTGGAGTCGCTCGGCTCGTCATAATGAATTGGCCCAAGGCTACCGCGGCAGATCCCGCACGGTGCGTTCATCGCGGCGAACCTGGCCCGGTGCTTTCTCCGCCGGTTTCCGTTGGAATACCTTGGGTTTTTCATAAGCTCTCTCCAATAACATCGCCGCCTCCCACCCTGACACAATGCGATGTAGTTCCCCGCCCGGAGCAAGCCGGGCACGCCAACGAGACAGAGCGGCACCATGCGGGAGGAGCAGCGCATGAGCTTGCGAGGCCGTCCTTTTATCTCGCGTCTCCTATCGGAATATGAAAAGACCGTCAGAGGTGTCGCCCCCTGAACGGCCTTTTTTACGGTATTATCGTACACCAGATTGTGTGTGCACTACAATGAACGGTTCGACAGCTTGCAGCGCCGCGCCGTGCAGTTTATGTACTCCCCGATAGGAGTAGTGCATCTCGCACGCAATGCGCTCCCATGTCATTCCACGCACATAGCGATTGATCAGCAGCTCCCGGTATCTGGCGTCCGGCACCTTCTCAATGGCCATGATAATCTCGGTTCGCACACGGATCAGCTCCTCGGTACGCCGTGTGATCCGATCCTCGAAGGCGGCATAGGCATCGAATGCGTGCGGGTCCTTTGTCCCCTGCGCATGAACGCCGTCCAAAGGAGCGACCATGTTTGTCAGGCGTTCAAACGTCTCCCGCCGCGCCGCATCCAGCGCATCGATCTCGCTTTCGATCCGGCGTCCGCGAGAAAGCCACTCTTTCACTTCATTCAACGTCTACGCGCCTCCCTTTCATTTGCGCCGTTTCTTCAACGGCTTGTCATAGCTGTGCCGCACGATCTGTTGTACACGGCGTAACGCTCTTGGATGTCCTGGCTACACGCAGTGGGGTTTCGCATGCGCAGCGACCGGTAGAACCCACAGCCGTTGATCTCCGGACAGCCGCCGCGGTACACGCAGTTCGGCACCAGCACGTCCGCGAGCTCCGGCTGTACCTCATGGATGGCGCGCTTGAGATCTTCGGCATAGGCTCTCGTCTCCGGGCTTGCCTGGTAGCACAGGCGCTTACGCATGGTGTCAATCAGGTGTTGACAGTTGGCCTCGCCAGTGAAGTCCACCGGCGCGTCCTGGGGCAGCTTGTCCCGCGGGATCCCCGTCCGATCGGATCGCTGTGACTTGACGAAGCACTCCCACTTATGGCGTACCCAGTGGGTAGCGATCCAGCTTTTAATGCCGCCCCACTTCCATTTGATGACGATGTCTCGGATGGGGCTGTGCTCCGCGATCAGGATTGACCGTTTGAACTCGCTCGACGGCTCGTGCCCAAGCGAGTCTTTCCCAACCGTTGACCGGCAATCGTCCACGACCTCCTGCCAGTCTCCTTTGACCTTCAGGATCTCGGTCATTCCTTCACCTCCTCAGCTCAAATCGATCTGGACGTTCCCGCCCAGCTGCACCGTCACGCGCCGGAAGTCTTCGATCGGCTTCCCGCCGATACTCACGCGCGCCTCGCCCAGTCCGAAATCTAGCAGCCGCTGCGCGATGGCGCACAGGCCGCGCACGGTGAGCGTCTCGTTGCCGATCGGCGTCTCCTCGGCCGTTTCTTTTGGCAGCTCTGTCTGATTGACCCCCTCTGGCCTGATCTCGACGGCTGCCATGATGCTATCTTTTTTCATTGCTTCCACCTCTTCCATTTCGCGCAGCCGCGCTTTGGCGCGCTCAGGCTGGCTCAGCAGGCCGTTCTTTTTCCGCCACGAAGCGACCGTTTCCTTCGCGACGTCCAGCTCGTTGCCGATCCGCTGATCGCCCAGGCTCTGGTCGTACAGCTCCCGGGCGCGCGCCGTGTCCAGCCTTCCATTCTTCTTCTGCTTGCCCAGAAGAAGCTCCACAGTCGACTTCTTTTTCGGCCGGAACTCTTTTTTCGGTTGGTTTTTGCCATACAGGTGCTCGGCTCGCTGCTTCTTCTGCTTCTCGCTAGCACCGCCACGCGGCCGGAGCAGATGCATTCGATATCGCCATTCAACGACGCGGTTCTTGGTTTCGCCCAGGGCCTCCGCGATCTGCAGGTCATCCAGGCCCTCTCTGAAAAGCTCCATCGCGCGCAGCTCGTCCATCGGCGGCCTCGCCGGTGGCTGTTTGTGTGGCGCCGGCAGGATCGGCGCGGGCTCGGGTTTCGGCTCTGGCTTCGGCTCTGGCTTCGGCGTCGGCTCGCCGGGCAGCAGGCCCAGCTCCCGGAGCTTTTCGCGCATCTGCGCCTTGGTCACGCAGTTCTGATCCGCGAGGATCTCGATCTGAGCCGTCTGATCCTTCGCCTGGCGGAAGTCGGTGATGATGTCGCCGTCGGGCATGTAAAACTTTGTCACGACTCACCCTCCGGCGGCTCCGTCCGATTGCCCAAGAGGGTTTCTGCTCCGTATTTGTTCCAATGGTCAACAACTTTCTTCAGCCTCTCGGTCATTTCGCTGTTGGTAATAAACGGTTCTCCAACAAGAACGATTTTGGACGATTCAGACATTATCTCAGTATTCGATTCAAGTTCCCCTGCATCGAGAGCGTAAAATTTGTCAGAGTAAACACTCGTTCCTTTTTTCCCAATACGAACAGACTTAATCTTTGCCTCGATTAACTTAAATTCTGTCGTTCCGTCTGGGTGTTCTTGTCGGCGTATATAGCCAATTTTGTCTTTCGCTGTAATCATTTGCTCTCCACCTCCTGCGTCAAATAATCAAGCCAGCACTTCTCGCACTCTGTTGTGCCGCCGGAAAAGATCTTCGTACAGTGGAATTTGTATTTATCCGGCGGGCAAGATCCTTTGCACAGTTGTTTTGCCAGCTCCTCGTCGCTCATGGCGCGAATACGGTCGGCGTTGGTCTGCTTCTTCCGCTCCTTCGGATAGTCCAAATAAGGCGGGTAGTCCTTTACTTCAACCATCACTCGTCCCCTCCTTTGCGCTCACCAAAGCTACAATAATCATCTTCTGACGGCTTATCTGTATCGTCCACGATTTGGATTGCACAGCCAGCCAAACCAAACCACTTGCAGTCCCGGCACCGAACCGGGATCACCCAGCCCTCTTCCTTCAGCCGCTCGACGATCTGATCGATATCGACGTGGATCTTCAGGTCAATAACGCTCATCGCTCAGCCTCCCAGCGCAATCAGGATGAACCGAACGTGTTCCAGGATGATCCTCACCTGATCCTGGTTGCGGATCACGGCATCCTGCAGGCACTTCACTTCCGACTTATCGTTGCGTGGATCCGGATGAACACCTCTCAAGGTCTCCGCGCATCTGATCAGCCCGTCCTCGCAATCTCGAAGCAGCTTGTATGTTTCGTCGACCACCTCGGGGATCGGCACCGTGGGCTCCTGGGTGCAAATGGGCATCGCGCAGGCGTTGCTATTCATGTATTCGGGCATTTGTTATTCCTCCTTTTTCATTCTCTGATAAATCCATCCACCGTATCAGCCAGCCTGTCCGCGTTTTCTAGCGTTCTGTCGAGGCGATAGGCATTCATAGCGGCCTCTGTGGCCTTGTACCGCTTGGCCGCGCTGTCATAACACTTGATTCCAAACTCGTACCCGCGCTTTACCAGCTCGATCTCGCGCAAAAGGCTGCGCTTATAGGCGCTTGAGTCTTCCTTGCTGACTACTCTCGCGCGGTAATTGTTGTAGATAAAAGACAGGCCGTGAAAGCGAAGCTGATCGAATACATCCAAGCCGCTCGGCATCTGGTCGCCGTGCATGGCAGCGTATTCGACCTTGTCAATTTCTGCCATAGATACTCTCTCCTTTTATAGCGGTTCCATATCATCCTGCCGGCGGTAATCAAACTGGGTGATCCGCCCATACGCCCCCTGCCACCACATTGAAACCGTGCCGGTCTCGCCGTGGCGGTTTTTGGCGAGGATGACGTCCATATTTTCCGTGTCCGGTTTTTGCTCCTGGTAATATCCTTCCCGGTGAAGGAACATCACGCCGTCGGCGTCCTGCTCGATTGCTCCCGTGTCCCGAAGATCCGCCAGCGTCGGTTTTTTGTTGGTACGCTTCTCCGTCTCGCGGTTCAGCTGCGCGAGGCACAGGATCGGCAAATTCAGCTGACAGGCCATCTGCTTCAGCCGCCCGGAGATCGCGGTGTAGTCTTCGTAGCGCCCCTTTCCGTCGCCTTCCACGGAGATCAGGCCGAAATAGTCCACGATGACCAGCCTGCAATCGCGCACCCTTCGCGCCATCGCGGCGATGTCCGTGGCCGTCAGCCCAAAGCGCTGGTTCACGTGGAACGGCCTCTTTCTGAGCGCCTGCAGGCCTTCTTCCATATCGATCTGCTCGTCCCATGACAGCCGCCCGGACACAAGCTTCTGATACGGAATGTTCTGCTCGGCGGCGATCCGCTTGCACATGATCTGCCGCGCGTTCATTTCCAGCGATATGTAGAGCACCGGCACGCCGCGCTTTGCGATTTGCTCCGCGATGTTCAGCGCCACGGTGGTTTTGCCCATCCCCGGTCTCGCGCCGAGCACATACAAACCGCCGTTAAACAGCCCGCCGCCGAGAAGCCTGTCCAGGTCAGACAGCCCGGTCGAGCAGTACGCCGCGTCGGGATCCGCGATGATCTTCTCCTCTTCGACCTTGAAGCTGTCCGCCCAGTTTTCCGCGCCGATGATCTCCTTGTCTGCCGCGTCATCAATAACGGCCTGCAGATCGTCGATGCACTTTGCCGCGCTGGCCTTAAAGTCTACGCCGTTGCCGGCCAGGATCAATGAATCACTGATGCTGTTTATTCGGCGGATCGCGGCATTGCGCTTGACGATGTTTGCATACTCTTCTGCGTTTGCAGAGGTGACGACGATTTCATAGGCCTGCAAAAGATAATCGCCCATCGTCTTCTGGTCTTTCGCCAGCGACGCCACGATGACTCCGTCAATCGCCTTGCCTTCCGCCGCGAGCCGCGCAATGATCTCAAAGGCCTCTCTGGTGTAGGTTCCGCTGAAATCGTCCGGGCGGAGCTTGCTCAGCATCGGCGCTATGCAGGTCTCGTCAATCAGCATCGAGCCAATGACGGCGAATTCCGCATTGTCGTAATCCATCATTTCACTCGTGCCACCCATTTCCCGTCGATTTTAACAACTTCCACGTCGTCGGCGAGGCGCGGCGTAGAGCCGCCGCCTCCGCCCGTCTTAATATATTTCTTATGTTGCGGCTGGTTTGTGCGCTGGTCTGTGCGTTGGTTTTTACCCTTGCCGCCCTGATAAAACGCCCATTTTTCAATGGTTATGACTGTGTAAGAGGTGCGTTGGTTTGTGCGTTGGATTGTGCGCTGGATCATGCCGTCGCTCTCCCACCGCTTTAATACGTTGTCAATCCTCCACCTCGTCCAGCCCCATCTTTTCATGAGCCACTCTTTGGACAGCTTCACTTGTCCCGCAACCCACGTTTCTCCTCCGGCATCGTGAGTCTCGTGCGCGGCGAGGAGAAGGAGATCAACCCACGCGTGGCTTTCATCAAACGGCTTTTCCAGCCACATCGGGTTATCAAGCAATATGTGGTACAGCTTAATCCACCCCGGCCTCGGCATCCTCCTTCACCTCCTCGTCCGGCATCTGCTCCAGCCGCTCTTTCAGCTCGCGGTACAGCACATCGTGGATCACCTGCCCGCTGGTCGCATCGTCACAGAACAGGATCTGGCAGTCATACCGCGCCAGCCACGCGAAGATACTTGCCGCCATAGCCTGCGGCTGCATCTTCGTCTGGTAGCGATGACGGTAGACAGCGTCGAGCGAGGCATCCTCAATGAGCAGGTATATCTTTGTGCCGGACTCTCTCGCCCGCTCAAACTCGCGCTCAAAGCGTTTCCTGCCCTGGCAAAAGCACTGCGACAGCTCGTTGAGATCCATTTTGCGCTCGATGGCCACTTTCCCCTTGAGGGAGAGGACGGAGCATTTGGCGGAATAGTCGCCGCAGTCGAGCTTCTCGCGCTCGACCGGTACGCCGATCCGCCGCAGCCTCGCCCTCGCCCTCACGGTGTCCTGCTCCCTTGTGTCTACCAGCACGGTCATCGTTTTGAGTGCTGCTGAAACATCAAAGGGATTCATGAATTACAGCCAGGGCAGCTCGCCGTCGTCGCTGATCTCGCCGAACTGCGGTCCGCCGGCGGGAGCGGCGTTTGGCAGGAGCTTATCGTCGTACTTGCCCCACTTGCCGTCGCGGCAGTTGCCGATGGTAATGCACTTGAACGGCTTCACCGTCCAGCCGGTGCCGCTGCCGTCGCCCTTGTTGTACTGCTCCCGGCGAAACACCAGGGCAATCTTCTTGCCGCGCAGCTTCTTCTCGTCCCAGTCCCAGTGATAGCCGTCGTTGGCGTCTTCGAGGCAGCCCACCAGGTTGTTGAAACGGTTCTTTGCCCAGCCGTCCTTCTCGCTGCCGTCATCCTTCGGCAGGAACAGGACAAACTTGCCGCGCCACCTCTTGTCCTCGCGGGTGTCCTCCTTGTACAGCTGCGTGTAGTAGCCGCGCTGGTCGCCCTCGGCGATGTCGATGGCCAGCTCCAGCCGTTCACCGCCGTTGCGGTTCTGGATCACCTCGGCGTTCTTGATCTCGCACACATAACCGCCGACAGGCAGCTGCTCAAACTCGCCCATGATCTTGCTCTCGAAACCGTTAAACTTTTTCATTGATATTCCTCCTTAAATTTCCCAATAGGCGCGGATGGTCTCATCCACGAATTTCAGATCGTTGTCGATCTCTCTTTCAAACATGCCCATCGGCGATTTGGCCGTTGTCAGACCGTCGCTCTGGGTCTCGAAATAGTGCCGGGCGCCATCCGTCCTGCAAAGCAACACGATGGAAAACAGGCCTTCCACGGTCAGCTGGTTGTCCAGCATCTTGCCGATGGTCTTCGCCTTTGTGCGCCCGTCTTCCGTGCGCTCCACATGGTGCAGGAAGTACACGATGCAGTCGGGCGGTGTGCGGCGCACGATGTAATCGATCAGCCCTCTGAAATCAAGGGCGAAATCGGTAAACTTTTGATAGCCGGTCTCTTTTGCTCTGTCGAAGGCGGCAAAAGCCATGAGATACTGGCTATCGTCAATGACATATACTTTACAGTCCGGTTTCGACAGCGCGGTCACGATTTCACGATAACTGACGCCGTCGAGCCTCGGCAGCTTTGCGCGGAACGGCAGCGGCTTGGATGCCACGTTGAAGATCCGCACCTCGTCCGGCTTGAAGTTTCGCATGGAAGTGGATTTCCCGCTTCCGCTCTCACCGAGAATTAACACAGGGATTCCCATTATCCCTCTTCCTCCTTTTCTTCATCTTCAACAGGCCGCAGCGGGCAGCTGCTGCCGACGTATTTGGTTGGATATTGGACGATCTCGCCGTTGAGCGCGCAGCTGCGGCTCTGCCGGCGGTAGTAATAGCACTGTTCGCAGGATATGTCCGCGTTCCCGTGCCGGTCGACCGGGAAAAACACGTCGACGATCGCACTGGCGTGGACATAGCTGGAAACACCGCTTTCAAATTTCGCCATCGGCATCCTCCTTCTTGTCGATATCGTCGGATCCGCACCGGGGACAGAGCGATTGCGTGTATCGCCACCAGCCGCTTTCTCCGTCGAGGTTCTCGCAGCGCGTGACGACGTCCGGATCTTCAAACTCTTCGCCGCAGAAGTGGCACTGGTACACCTCACACCTCCCACAGTCCCGGCAGGATCCGCTTGAGCTCTTTGTAGCTGATCGGAATGTCGGTAAACTCGTCGCCCTTGACGCCGCAGATGATGATGTCGCCGACGAAGTCATAGCCGCAGATCGAGCAGTTGTGCGGTTTTCCCTTCAGTCGACCTTCCTCGTCGCAGATGATGACGCAGTCCAGCGCCAACGTGACGGTTTCGATGTATCCGCCGACATAGGCCTGCAGGTTTTTCAGCGTCGGCGTGATCCAGGCGCTCGCCGGAGCTCCGCCGGGGCGCTTGGTGATCACTTTAATCTTGTTCACGGGCTTCTCCTTTCGAAAATTTGGCCGCGCAGGTGAAACAATCGGGCTGGGCCGGACTCTCTCGCCGTTCACGCGGCGATCGCAGCCGACGCCCGCGGGGCAGCCGCGCATGTGCCCGGTCAGGACGATGTAGTCGCACGTCGCCTGTCCGGATCGCGACAAGTAGATGCACCTGCAGCAATAGTTGTAGTCGGCGGAATTCACGGGGCGACCTCCCTCCATTTGACGTTGGTGGTGTAGGTGCCCATCGCTGCAGCCTGCGCGTGACTGTTGATAAACAGATCTATCGTCTGGCCGTGCACGCCGGTATCCTCGGCGATGTAGATGACGCCGTTGATCATCACCTCGCTGCCCAGCGGGATCACGTCCGGATCCACGGCGACCGTGCGGCCTTCGGTGGCCATCGTGCCGGTCGCTGTGATGCCGTCCGCCTTGCCGCAGCAGAACTCGCACGGGCAATAGTGATAGATGCGGAACTCTCCCGCGTCGCGCCACGCGGGCTTGTCCTCTGCGGTCTTCTCCGCCAGAGCTTCCTCCAGCTTCCGGCAGCGCTCGATCAGCTCATGGATTGTCTGCGGCTCCTCGCGCGTCAATTCGATGGTCAGCGGTCGCGCCTCCAGCTCCGCGATCCGCTCCTGCTGCGCGGCGATTTCCGCTTTGGCGTCATGCAGATTGCAGCAAGCGCCGATCAGCAGCGCGCCGGTGAGCAGAAGCGCACCGAGGGCAAACAGCAGGTGCGGGAAGTAGTCATCGTTCTTCACTCGTCCACCTCCTCCGGCGGCTCCATCTTTGCGCCTTCGTTCGTATTTCGCGATCAGCGCGTCCCCGTCAATCAGTCGCATTTTCTGCCCCCTTTTCAAGCTCCATCCGCAGCTCTACTTTCTCTTTCGCTCTCTGCATGGTGTAGTGCTCGGCGAGATCCTTGCCGTCCTTCATGATCCAATAGGTCGTGTGATACCAGAACCCGATTCCGTTCGCGTGTTTGACGCCGCGCTTCCGGCTCTGGATCTCGTAGTCCGTTCCGTCTGCACGGTATGTGATGTTCTTTGCCGCTTCACCGAGTTCACCGTGGAAGATCTCGGTGCCGACCTTTTCCCATTTCAGCATGCTCAGCCCTCCTTACAAAGTCCCATCTCGCGCGCTTGCTTGAGCGTCACGGGCACATCCGCAAATTCGTCCCCGTCTACACCCGCGATGAGGATATCGCCGACGAAGTCATATCCTGCGACCGTGGCGCAGTGTTCCTTGCCCTTCAGTCGGCCATCCTCGTCGCAGATGACAACCGCGTCGAACGCGATGGTCACGGTCTCGATGTAGCCGCCCACAAAATTCTGTAGGTTGCGGAGATTGTTCTCCACATTGGTGCAGTACCAGCTCGAATCCGGCCGCTTGGCCAGCACTCTGATCTTGCTCATTTGCCCGCCTCCTCTGGCATGAAAATTGCCTTGCCGATGTACTCGATTTCTTTCGCCGAGCGCATCGAGAAGATGTAGGCCGTGCCCTGCTGCGGGATGGGGACGCCGATCATGTAGCGGACATCATTCCCGCACTTCTTTAACTCGTTGATAAAGCCAATGCAGCCGCACCACTTGTGCTTTTCATTGAACTGCACGACATTGCCGATCTGGAGCTCAGCCACGAGACTTACCTCCTTTCGGTGCATCCAGCCAGGTGATGATGTCCATGATCCGGCAGCTGACGAAGCAGACGCCGATGATGGTGAATAACATAGTCCAGGTCATTACAATGCCTCCCTGATTTCTTCCAGCGGCACGTGGCCGCGCTTGTTGATTCGTCTGAGCTCCTCAACAGTGAGGCTCGCCGGGTCGCTGAGTCGTCGCTGAGCGGTCGCGGTGGAACAGCCGAGCGTTGAGGCGAGCCGCGGCGCGGTGAACTCATAGCCCTTCAGCAGCCGCCGCAGCTTGTCCGGCTCGGTATAGCCTTTTACGTACGGCATGAGCACCTCCTTACCAGTCGCTATTCTCCGGCTCTCCGCCGAAATAGAGCGACTCAAGCGTCACTCCTTCGGCCGCCAGATCTCGGCCGCGCTTTTCGTACCGGAGAAGGTCGCTGAGCAACCGGCGCCGGGCGTAATCCACGCGCTCCTTCCGGCGCGCCAGCTTGACATACTCGCTGCCCTGCAGCTCGCGGATCTTCTGCTCGACCTGCTCGTCCGATAGGTTCCGAATGATGGTCTTTTCCATTTTTTCCTTGCCTTTCCGGCCCCGCTGCCATAAAATGATGGCAAGGGAGCCTTTTTCGTGATGTGTGGGCCTCTCTCGCCCTGTCGGTGTGTCAGCACCGGCGGGGCTTTCTTTTTCCTCAAGCGCCCTCGCTTTCGGCGGAATCCAGCCCGAGGATCTCGTTGACCGAAGCAACGATCTTAGGCGCAGAGCGCTGGCCGGTGAAGATCTTGTAGAGATATCCGCCGTCAACGTACTGCCCGGTGGCCGCCTTGATCTCGCCAATTAGCCACTCCTGCGACTGGCCGCGGTCGATCAAGGCCTTCTTTGCAGCCTTGCCAAAAGCTGTAAGTTGTGCCATTTTACGTACTCACCCCCTATATAATGGCGTTGACAAGTACGCGAAATTGTACTATTATGAATGTGCCACCAATCAGAATGTACTCTCCCGCGTGCTTTCATGTTGATTTTAGTACCTGTTTGCGTACAAGTCAAGTGAAATGTACGCCGGAGCGCACATTTGTCGAAACGTACAAAATGAGGTACTAAATAATGGATGATTTGTACATTGCCATAAGTTTGCTTTGTCAAGAGAACGGGATTAAGCCAGGGAAAATGTGCAACGATCTCGGCCTAAGCCGCAGCCTTATGACCGATCTGAAGGCGGGCCGAAAGCATAGCATCACGGCAAAGACGGCGCAGGCGATCGCCGATTATTTTGGCGTGAGCGTTGATCGCGTGCTCGGTGCCGAGCAAAAAGAAAAGCCCGCCGAAGAAGGCGAGCTTGCGGAATATCTTGAAGATCTGCGCTCCCGTCCTGAAACGCGGGCCCTGTTGGAGGCTTCGCGCGGCATGACGCGCGAGCAGGTCGAAAAAATGGCTGAATTTGCAAAAATGTTGAGAGGCGGTGGAAATGGAATTGATTGAAGGCTGCGACTTTTTTGTCCGCGTTGTTGATTTCCCGCGCGGTGTTCAGCCGCACGGGATGGTAATGCCAAACGACGACGGCACCTTCTCGGTCTTCCTGGACGCCCGCGTGTCGCGCGAGCGTCAAAAGCAATCGTGTGATCACGAGCTCGAACATATCAAAAACGATGATTTTTATAACGAAAAGCCGATTGAAGAGATCGAACGGATATAAAAAAACCGCCATAAGGCGGAAATAAATAAGGGGGAAATATTTATGGGACTCATGGACAGGCTTAGAGAAGAAGGATCCTATTCCAATGCATCCGGGGCAGGCGGTCTGCAATACGTTGTGCTGCAGGTCACGCTGAAGGAGAAGTTCATCGGAACCGGATCCGGCAACCTGACCGAGCTGGAGGAAGTGATCAACAGGCAGGCCGCGAAGGGGTACCGGCTCCACACGATCTCCACGGCGAACGGCGGCAGCAAGGGCCTCGCCGGAGGCGATCGCATCCAGGCGACAATGGTCTTCGAAAAAATCTAAAAAAAGCGCCGCCCCGGCGCTACCAACACCGGGACGGCAAAACGATGAGGGCAGAAACTTTTGACGGAGCCTCTGCCCTTCTATTCTCGCACATAATAGGAGGTATTGCAAGTGAAAATACCGGAGCCGCGGAAGCTGAAAAGCGGTTCGTACTTCATCCAGCTCCGCCTGGGAGGCGTTTCCGTGCCCGTGACGGCCTCGACGGCGACGGAGTGTAAACGGGTGGCCGCGCTCATAAAAGCAGAGCACCGCGCAGGGACGCGCACCGTGACCGCCGCAGAAAAGCGGACGCTTGCCGAGATCACGCAGGCCTATCTCAACAAGCACGAAGCTGTTTTGTCCCCGTCCACCGTGCGCGGCTGGGACTCTTACCGGCAGCACCGGTTTGTCTCTTATCAGCAAACGCCGATCGGCAAGATCGATTTCCAGCAAATGATCAACGACGAGACCGCTCTGGTTTCTCCGAAAACTGTCAAATGCGCGTGGGGATTCGTGGCGAAGGCGCTGCGTGATGAGGCGGGCATCGATCCCCCGAAGGTGCGGCTGCCCCAGGTACCCGTCAAGGAAGTCCCGTTCCTGCAGCCGGAAGAGATCGGGCCGTTCCTGGCTGCCATCGAAGGCAACATTGCCGAAACCGCCGCGCTGCTGGAGCTGCACGGTCTGCGCCGGTCGGAAGTGCTCGGCCTTCGTTGGGAGGACGTAGACCTGGAGAAAAAGCTGTTAAACATCAGAGGCGCCACCGTCCAGAACAAGGAAGGCGAATTCGTCCGGAAGGAGACCAACAAGAACGCCTCCAGCACGCGCACCGTCCCGATCATGATCCCTCGGCTGTATGATCTCCTTAAGGCCGAGCCAGATCAGACGGGCGCTGTGGTCGGGATCGCTGCGAATACGATGCTTCGAAACATCAAGGAGGCCTGCAAGGCTGCAGGTCTGACCGAGGTTGGCAACCACGGGTTGCGGCACTCTTTCGCGTCTCTTGGTTATCATCTCGGCCTATCAGAGCGCGAGCTGATGCAGCTCGGCGGCTGGGCGGACTTCCAGACGATGCACAAAATTTATGTCCGTGTAGCAGCCCAGGATACAAAAGCCGCTCAAAACAAAATGAGCGATTTTTTCAAAAATGCTAACAAAAATGCTAACTATACTTAAAAACCCGCATAAACACTATGCTTTTAGCCTTTTATTTGCGAGTTCAAGTCTCGCCACTCGGACCAAAAAAAGAGAACCGTCAATCCGTTGGGATTGGCGGTTTTTCTTTGTATATCAACGGTTTTTCGGCTTTTTGGCGTTTCAAAAATGAGTGTGAAGAAATCAAAAATAAATGCCTTGTTAGCACTTTTTTAATGACAAAATGCTAACGAAAATGCTAACAAAAATAGCCCCCAGCGACCGGAAAGGCGGGTCTGCCGGGGGCAATGATTTAATCCAGTTTGCCGAGGCGGTCAAAGATCGTCAGAATGCGGCAGAGATCCTCGGAGATATTCAGGTCCCCCTTCTTATCCCCCTGCAGAGCCTTCTTGTCCACGCACTTTTGGATGGCGTCCTTGTACCAGCTCGGCACGTCCTTCAGCGTCTTATAATAGACCATTTCCTTCTCCTTCTCTTTCGGAGTCCCAGGATTATAGAGTGGCATCATAGGCGGGAGGATCTTTGCCCGCAACAGCGAACCGCTCCACTTGCCGCCGGCGTCCCACTGGAAGTGTGGCCGATCAGGAAAGCTCTTCCAGTCGCCACCCCATGAAAAGCCCATGTGCTTTGCGAGGATTGCCACGTTGGCGAAGAAAGCCGGGTCGCTGTACTCCTGGCCCTTGATGTTCTGGCATACGTCAAGCGCAAGCCCGGCGCCGTGGAACGTGGTGACCTTAGAGTTGGTCACGATCTGCCCCGGCTTCGTGCGCCCCTGCGCATACAGCGCCGCCTGGTATTCGTCGTCCCGTAGGGTCTGTGTCACCAGCACGTCCAGCCCCTGTGCCCGGCACTCCGCCAGCCACGCCTCCGCGTTGGCGCGCACGTCCGGGCGCAGGTCGTCAAGGCTCCGGCTGTTGATCATCTTCTCTGTCCTCCGCCGTCTCGATAATGATAGGCGTCGGGTTCTCGGCGCGCTTGGCGTCCACCCAGCCCTCGCTGAGGATATAGGCAATCAGTGCGCCGCCCGCCATGATGATGCTCGTGATTTGCGCGATGTCGCTTTCCGCGAATTTGAACGCAGCCAGCAGTGCGCTGACGAACGCAACCAGTGCCACCCAGAATTTTCTGCTCGTGATCTTGCGGATCAGGTCCTGCTTATTCATGTATGTCCTCCTCCCTGCTTGTGCCGAATATAAATCCGTCGTTGTGTTCAAAGATGTTCCCCAGCACCTTCAGCGCAGTCACACCGAAAAGCGTCTCGATGGCCTGTTTTGAAAGCTCCTCTACCGGGAACGGGATCCCCAACTTGATTGTGGAATAGGCGGCGATCAGATAACTGATCGTTACCCACCCCAGCGCGAAAAGCTGCGTCGTCACGAACAGCCAGTTCGTGATGCTCTGCAGCTTGCTCTTTTTCGTCCGCGCCATCGTCACACCCCCGGCGCGCCCGCCAGGATCCACGCGATGAAGCCGCCCACGATGGCGGCCAGCGCCTTGTCCACGATGCCCTCCCAGCGCTTGCCGGGCTTCGACGTCAATGCTTTGACGTCGCTCTTGATCTCCTTGACGTCCTTCTCGACGCTCTCCTCGCGCGTGGCCAGCACCTCCACCGAGGTGATCAGCCGGTCCAGCGCGTCCTGCCGCTCCTCGACCTTGTCCAACCGCTTGGTGTTGCTCTTGCTGCGCGCCTCGGTCTCCGTCAGCGTGCGGACAATGTCTTCCTGTGTCATGACGTCACCTCACTCCAGCCGTAGACGCCCGGCTCCCACACATTCCCGTCAATGTCGGAGACCCACGTCTTTCCGTTGTGCGTCACCTTATCGCCCTTCATGTAGGGGTTGGTGCTGTCGGGCTGTTCCCATTCGGGAATGACTTCGGGATCGGGAATCAGCACCTTCGCCCAGAGCGAGACAGCAGATGTCGGTGTCCATCCTTCCTGTGCATCGTGCATCTGCAAGCAACGATAAAGAGTGCCGTCATAGCGAACGCGATTATCCACATCATAGTGCGCCGTTGCGCTCCACTCCGGGAACAGCTCCACGGCGGATACCGCGTCCTCGTCCGACAGGGAAACGGCGGCCTTTTCGATCACTGGTCTGAGCAATCTTGCCTTTTCCTGCGGTGTCATTTGCTCACCCCCATCAGAATGTCATAGGCTTCTGCCTTGTCGGAAAGGTCTGTTTCCTCCTCTGGCATCAGCTCGCCCTCGGTGTAGGTGCGGCCCAGCTCTGCAGGGTCGTTGGCCTCGGTATAGCTCACGCCGTCTCGTACAACGTAGCACCCGGCATCGGAATACGTGCGGATGAAGTCTCGTTCGTTGAGGATATAGTTCTCTTGTACGATCATGCTGATGCCTCCTTATGTCGTTTGGATCGGTGTGCCGTCAGCGTAGGCATGTTCATAGATGCTTCCCTCGATCGGTGCAAAGCTGAACTGATGCCCGCCTTCTGCTGTGCTGGCCCTGACGGACGCCCAGTTGGTTGCTGCCTCATACTCCGACAAAAGCGCTGCCGGTACCCACACGGTGCTTTCGCTGGTCAGACCGCCAGCAGCCCCTTTCCCCAAGGCGTTTTCACTGTTTGCGGCTACGATACCGTCCTTTTTTCTGAGGACGATGTTGTAAAATTTGCCCATATAAAAGGCTCGATTCGGGATCATCGAAAGATTCTCGCCAAGGTCGATGCATTTGTATTTCCCGCCGTTTCCGCGGAAGCAATCAGCCGAAAGCGTAGTAATCGAGGGCAACACCAGCGTACAGCCCTCAGCTGTGGATTGTCCGCATTGACCGATTGTGTAGCTTCCCGAAATGGTTGTTACGGAGGGCAGCGAAATGAGCTCCGCCGCGAGCAGCGCACGGAAGGCCGCAGTCGGCACAGCTGTAAGGGCTGGGAACAGAACTGTTGCCAGATGGCTGCAATCCTGGAAAGAACACTCCCCGATGGTGGTAACATACGGCGCCGAGATACTCGTAATTGCCCTTTGTCTGTAAAACTTGTATTGCGGGATAGCCGTGATCTCTTGACCGAGCACAACATCTCCTTCCGGCCACGTACCAACAGCATACCCATCCCAGTCGATGCCGCCCCCGCCGGAGGGCTTGACGTATTCCACGCCGATGTCCGCCTCGCAAAACCTGCCCGCGGTGCGGATGGTTTTGCTGCCAGAGTCGTTCAGCTCGGCGATAGTCTCGCCCTTATAGGTCAGTGTTACGTCTGCCATCAGTCAACACCTCCCGCATAGAGGGGCAGCTGCACGGTGAACAACTGCGTGCCAGCGCTGTTGGAGAAGCTCAGCACGCCCGCAGCGCTGACGCCGGCCGAGACCGGGACGCTCGTCGCGTCGGCCTTGCCGCTCAGCGCGGTGTGCAGTGCCTGCACGTCTTCTACCAGGTGTGCTCGCATGGCGTCGCTGTCTGTCCACGGTCCGGTATGTGCGACGGTAAAGCGATAGAGAAAACCGTTGTGCAGTACGTAGTCACCGGGAGAATAAGCTGTTTCTTCCGAAAACTCTGCATCCGAAAAATTGGCCTTCCTGACCAGCTTGTTTTTCGTCACAACCTGCCATCTGTCACTGACACAGGTCACGCTTACAGCGATCATGTCGACGCCGTTGCTGTCGCTAAAAACGGCACCGAAATGGTGCGTCACCGCATCGTCCCTGCCGGTGAGCCGTGCCACGGCGTTGAAATGAGCGATCGGCACCAGCACGACCTTGCCCGCCTGATAGGCCGCTTCGATCTCCGCGGAGGTCGTGGAGTTGACGCGGGCAACGAAAACGCCCTCGCCGGAATCACCGGGGTCTCCCTTGGGGCCTTGCGGGCCTGCAGGGCCAGTGTCTCCAGTATCGCCCTTCGGGCCTTGAGGACCTTCAGGGCCGGCCGGTCCGGTGTCGCCTTTTGGGCCTTGTGGGCCTTCGGGGCCTGGAGTGCCGCTGGATGCGACGCCGCTGTCGACATATGCGCCCGATTCTGCATCCCAGATCCACCAGTTGCCGTTCTGCCCGATCATCGGGCCATGCTGCTGCGCCGCCTCGGCAGCCGCAGCACTGTCCGCGGCAGCGGATGCGCTGCCTGCAGCGGCAGCGGCTGCATCAAGCATGTTCTGATACCAGGATTCCAGATCGCTCGGCACTTCGCCGGTCGGTGCGCTGTTTTTGGCAACAAAGCAACTGTAATCAGTTGTGGCGTCTTTAAAATCAGCGCCGGAGTAGGTCAGGAATACTTTACCATAGCCGCTTTTGGCCGTGTCCGTCTCGCTAAACGTCCAGGTGGCAATAGAGCCCGAAATGGTAACGTTGCTGACGGCGTAGGGGATCGAGTCGCCCGGGCGCAGAAGCGCCACCACCAGCTGCCCGGGGCCGAGTTTGTTCAGCCAAAACGAGATGTCAAAACTCTGCTGACGGGCGTTGAAGTTTCCGACGACGCCCATCACGATGGGGCCGCCGCCTTTGCCGACCACAATGGTCGGATTGCAGTTGATCAATCAGGATCCCTCCTTCTTAACCCTGCGGGGTATAACCGAGCGCAAAGTAGTAGTAGACGTCGCCGCTATAGTTCAGCGTAGTGGTGTTGTACTGAGAATCGTTTCGCTCTGTCCACGCGATCCCGCTGTTCGACCACGTCACGTTCGCGGTAGTCACAGCGGTCAGCCTTGCGGTCGCTGCCGGGCGGACAAAGACGCCGGCGCCGAGCTGCGTGCTGTCGTTCCGCTCGACCGGGGCGACAACGACCACAACCGGGCAGAACGGAAACGACAGGGACACGCCGGTGCTGGCTCCGTTGCCGGTGTATGTGCCGGCGAAGATCCTGCAGTTGAAGCCGCCTTCGCCGACTTCCGCCGCGAGGCTCGCAAGCGCAGTCGCTTCTGCTTTCCCGGAGAGTGTGCCGTTGATGTCCGTGATCGCGTCTGCGTTCTCCGTGATTTGCCGCTGCAGGTTGGCGGCCACGTCGCCCGACAGGTTCGCCTGCAGCGCGGAGAACCAGGTCGTGAAGTCGTCCTCCCACTGAGCGAACAGCTGCGAGACGTCCACCGACCTGACGACGCCGACGATATAAGGGCAGTCGCTCAGGCCGACGCGGCTCTCGATGTCCGCCTGTGCCAGATTCGTCGCGCCGGGCTTTACCCGGACATAGCAGAGCGGGTGCTGGTTCGCGGAGAGCGTCGGCTTTGCCGCTGCCGTCTCCGCCGCCGGCGTGCCTTTGATCACCTTGATCCTGTTCGTGCGAGCGTCCGGATCGGTCTCGATGACGACCGCGTCCCAGCGATAGAGCACCGCATCGGCCGCGGAGATCTGGAAGGTCTGCGGCGCCGTCAGCGTGGTGTACGTGGAATCGAACCACGCCCAGCCGGTATCGATGATCACGCTGAGGCCGGAAGATGCCGGCCGCGCTCCGAACTGGTTGCGCCCGACCGTCTGCGGGAGCACGCCGTCCATGATGAGGCTGTTCAGGATTCTCGTAAAATCATGGCCGGAGTACTGTCTGTCCCCGTTGACGGAATCGTAAAATCCATATTCAAGTGCCATATATTCCTCCTTAGTCGGATACGAAGGTCGGGATCACGCTGTCCCCGCTCTCGTCACGGGAGCGCATGACCTCGGTCACCCGCGTCACGGCTTCGAAGCCGTACTCGTTTCTGATCTGGACGAGGTCACCAACGAAGAAGTCCTTCCCGAAATGGTACTGCACGTTGGTGTCGACCTCGCCGTCGAACGAGGTGACCACGCTGTGCTCGGCGAGAGCGAGACGGCCTGTCTCGGAAAGCTGTGAGTAATAGCGATCAAGCGTCTGGCGGTTTCGCTGCGTGATCAGGCTGTTGTTCATCCGGATCTGCTGGCGCAGCGCCTCGACCTGTTCTTTTGTTTCCTCGTAGTTCCCCTGAGCCACGCCGGAGAACGGGTCAACATTGCCCCAGTAGTCCTCCCACAGCTGATTGATCTGCTCCTGGTACGACTCGTTCTGCTTCTCCAGGCGGACGGTCTCCTCGTCCTTTTCGAGCTCTGTCGAATCGTCCACCCACATCTCCCGCCGTGCCAGGCCGGTGACGGCCTCGGCCGGAGAGCACAGCATCATCTTCCGTTTGACAGGATCGCCGAGCTTCCGCTGCACGTCCGTCCAATATTGCCACAGGTCGAAGTCGCTCTTCGCCCTGGCAAGCGCGGTCTGTCGCAGGTTCAGGTAATACTCGATCTGTTCCAGCTCGTGCTCAATACTTTCGCCGTTGCGCTCGAGCTGGTTTTCCACGCTGTCCGGTTCGTTGTACAGCTTCGCAAGGCGTGCCTTCAGGTCATACCGTCGACGCTGCAGCTCCTTGATCTCCGCCTCCAGATCCTGCGTCTCCTGGTAAGCGCCGCTGTATGCCTGCACGTTGTTCCGCGCGGTCGACAGCAGCAGCGCGTCCCCGTCATTGAATACAGGGTCATAGTCGGCATCGCCGCGCACCAGGACGTAGTTTTTGACGCCCGCCGTGTTGCGCTGCCAGCGGCTGCCCAGCAGGTTGCCGAACTTGTCCGAGAACACAACATAAGGATACTCGAGCTGGTCATAGGTGCGATCCGCGCCGTCGTACAGCTGGATCTGGATACCGCCGGCGACCGGGACAGCCCGGAATCCGATGTGGTTGGCCTCACACAGCTCGACGATGGTGTCGTATAGGTTTTCCCCGTAATACTCGACAGCCTTCAGCCGCTTCTCGGCTGCCTGCGAGCTGGTCAGGAACCACGCCGCGCCGGATGGACGAAAGAGATCGATCACCCGGCCGCTGTCGCCCGGCTGCGTCACGTTCTGCCGGATCAGCGAGGAGATGACATTGGAGATCGTCACGTTCTGAGCTGCGTATCGATCCCAGATCACGCGGCGATCCAACAGCGATTCGACGCTGCGCCCCGTCACAGTGAACCGGTCGCCGTCCTCCGCATCCGTGACGAGGAGCACGTTCTCGATCACCATGACGGTGTCGCTGTCCTTGATCCTCGCGTATCGGTCTGTCAGGTCGTCCGCAGGGGCATAGAGCAGCGCCTTCGTCTTTTCGCTGGCCGGGCACAGTAGCTCGAAATCGCCGGCCCTGGAATACCGCTCCACCCAGATGCAGCTCAGGAATTCATCGATCACGCCCAGGGCGTTGAAGTTGCTGTCGAGGATGTAGACTTCGTCGATCATCTCACACCCCCACGAAAGCCGTTGTGTATTCCACGTTGATTACGATATTCTCCTTGCCGGACGTCGCGACGTACGCATACTGATTCCGGCCCACGGTGAGGCTCAGCCAATCGCTGTCCTTCGACAGCGCGGAGATGAGGTTGATCGGCTCGCCGTCGCGGATCAAGTTGATAAACTTGTCGCCCTTGATCGTCGAGATCTGAATGATGTCCCCGGCACCCAGCGCCTGCCCGGTCATGACCGCGATGCGCGTGGTGTCGATCCGCATGGTCTCGTGTGTCGAGCTGTTGGTGATCGTAATCTCGCCGCCGACCTGCCCGTCCATCTCGAGCGACAGGATCACGCCGGTGTCGGCGTCGCCGGTGTAATCGATGTCAATGACCTGATAGTTGTCGCCGAGGATCCCGAGCTCGTACGGCCCGGGGTTGTCCGTCGTGCCGATTGGAAAATGGAAGCCCGGCGCTGCCCGGTAGTACATGTGCCGCGTGGTCTCCACCTGCCGGAAGTACGGATCCGGGCACAGGATTGAAACCGCGATCTGACCGCGCGTGCTGTACACGTTCGCATCACAGCTCTCCACGTACCCGTCGATATAGCAGAGGCGCGTCTGCGTCTTGAACGTCAGGCGCACCTTCTTTTTGAGCGCGAACAGCTCATATGCCCTGTGCCGGTTCACCTCAACAGGACGGAGCGGCTGGATCGTCATGGTGATGTTCCGGCTCCGGGCCCTTGCAGAGTTGAACATCGCGCCGTCGATTACGCCGTTTTCTGTCATGTTGATGTTGGCGGGCGGCGCGCCCAGCCCGTCCATCGCGACGATGTACAGGCCGGACGCGGGCAGCGAAGGATAGAGGTTGCTGATCTCCAGCGATTCCCCGTTGTGGTTGGTCACGGTGACGGATTCGATAGGCGGGTTCATGTGGTCGCTCCTTTCAGCTGCGCGAACTGGTTCTTCGTCCGACGGTAAATTTCGGCATTGCTCAACGACTTGGGCGAATAGTTGTTCTGCGTGAAGTTGACCACAGTCTGTCCCGCAGTTCCGCGGCCATTTGACCCGCCTGCCGTCTTCCCGTTGGCGTAATCGGCGCCGATAAAGCCTCTGTCTTCTACAGATGCCCCAAACACCGAGCCAACGATGCCGCCAACCGTATCGATAAGTGCGCGCGCCTTACCGAGAATACCTTCAATCAGATTCTGGATCAGTTGGCCGCCCCACTCCTTTGCCTTTCCCAGCGCGCTTTCGATTCCCTCTCCGGCCTGGTCGATGAGGTTAGCCCCTTCCCTTTTTATCTCCGGCCACGCCGCGACGAAGGCCTTTCCGATCGCGACAACAAGCTTCGGGATTCCTTTCCCGATGATAACGATAACGCGCGGGATAATGTTTGCACCGGCGGTTACCACCGATTCTGCGAAGGCGTCAAAGGTCGCATCGAAGTCGGCGTTCTCATCCGCGAGCGCGGTCAAAAGATTTTGCCAGGACGCCTTTACGGAGGATACAGATCCGCTGATCGTGTCGGCCGCCTCCCGCGCAGCGTATCCGGACAGTCCCTGCATCTCGATGTAGTCGACAAGCGCGTTCTGCGCATCGGCGAGATTGTCGATCACGTAGTTCGTGGCTTCGCCGTTCGCGGCGTGCCACGCATTGACCTTGTCGATGAGCTCTTGAAAGCCTTCCTTTGTCGGCGTGATGCCAAGCTGCAGGTTGTCCAGCATGCTGAAGTTGGACTTCATGATGCCGTTGAACGCGTTCTGCACAGCTTCCTGTGAGTTGCCGGTGGCCGCGACTACGTCTGCCTCCGCCGTCAGAATTCTATCTGCAAGGTCTGCTGCCGCTTGTTCATTCCCGCCGAGGGCGGTCTTCAAGCCGGTGGCAAACCCGTTCACCTGCTGCAGATAGTCGTTCTGACTCATCTGGACGGTCTTGTACGCCTTTGCCGCCCGTTCCGCGACGGATTCGTATGCGTCCCCGAACATGAGCTGCGCGCCGCCGGCGAGCTGCTCGTAATCTGCATAGGCGTCAAGTGCCTGTTTCCCGACGGCAACAGCCGCCGCTCCGGCAATGGCCGCGCCCGCCGCGATGGCCTTGCCTGCCGTTTTGATTCCCGCTCCGAAAGCGGAGCTGAATACCGATCCGGCGCTTTTTCCGGCACGCTCGGCTTCGCCTCCAAGGGCTTCCGTTATTCCACCTTTGATCCCTTCTGCAGAAGGGATGATTTGCACATATGCCTTCCCTAGCTCGACTCCTTTTTTGCTTGGCATATCAGTCTCCTATTGCGTGCGCTCTCGCCGACATAAAGGCTTCCGGGCTGTCGAAGGTTTCGACCTCGTTTTCCTTTTCTTCCAGTGCGGCACTAAGGATCAGCTTCGGCCGGTTGCGGTTTTTCTGCCCATCCTCTGTCTGCGCCCAGAAAAGCATACTTAATCGGTCAACCGCCGCAGCCAACAGCATAATGTCGCTTGGCAGCTTTGCCCCGGTCAACTTGCGCTTGATCCGGCTGTCCTCGGATAACCCGCATGCGAGCGTTGCTAGAGTGTTGACCGGCAGCGCCCGCATATCGAATATCCCATAGGTCTCAGCCAGATCGCAGAGCAGCGCTCCCTTGTCGGAAGCATACATGCCGGCGAGAGCAATCAGTTTTTTACTTCACCGTCCGCCTTGCCGGATGCCGTCACGATCTCCGTCAGCTCCGCCATCACCTTGTCGGTCGGCAGAAAACCGTCCGGCTCCTGGACATGCTTGTACAGCGCCTTTGCGCCGTCCTCCCCCAGCACGAGCTTGACCAGCCTGGGCGACGCGCTCAGCTGCTCTGCGGGCGTACCGTTCATCAGATCGTCATAGGCCACCACAAAGCGAAAGTCGTTTTTCAGGTTCTCGTTCACGGCAAAGCTGAAGCCGGAAGACGTCTTACCTGTGATCATGGTTTTTCATCTCCTCTCAGGCGGTGCGCTTGATGTACTCGTAGTGCTTGTTGCCGCTGGCGTCCGGCATGGCGGTGATCGTCAGCTGATAGCCGATCGGCTTGCTGTCCACGTAGACGACTTCGCCGGTCTCAGAGACCATGCCGTTGGGCACGACGATGCGCTTCATCCCGCCGCCGCGCAGCACCATGTCGAACACCCAGCAGTGTCCGCCGAGCTCCTTGGAGTTCGAATTGACCGTGATGCCGGCCGTCAGCGTGCCGGAGACGTTGTCGTCGCCGTAGAACGCCTTGAGCACCTCGAGATTCATGCTCTCGAGGCAGGTGAAGGAGAAGGTGTCGACGCGGTCGGTCTGCATCGAGTAGACAGTGTCGCCGCCCCACGCCTTGACATTGTCGCTCTCGATGGAGCTATCGTTGGTCAGGCCGTCCTCGTTGACGTAGCCCATCGCGACGAAGGCGTTGTCCAGCGCGGTCGTCGCGTCGGTGGGAAGCGTGCTGCCCAGCGGAGCGCGGAACACCGCGCCGGATACCTTCGGCTTGCCGGTCGAAACATTGTTTGCAACGTTAGCCATAAAAGCCTCCTTTAGTAGTGAATGATGTCAAACACGGCCTGATAGCGATATCGCTTCGTGGCCGCGTCCGTGAAGTTGTAGTCGGAGTTGAGCGAGACCTTGCTGACCTCGTCCAGCGCGACCATCTGTTCCATCAGCTCCTTGACTCGCTCGTTGAGCACTGCGGCCTCAAAGAGAGTGTTGCCGTAGGACTGCACGGCGATTCTGGAGCTGTTGATGTGGTTTTCCTTCCCGCCGCCGAGCTTTTCGATCACGACGAAGGGCTTGTCCGGGAAGCTTTCCGGGATCTCCATGAACGCCGGGAAGCTCTGGCCAAGATAGTGAAATACGGTTTTTTCGATCATCATAGTGCCTTCAATATCGAGTTGGTCTTCAGGTTCTCTTTCCGGGCCTTGTAGGTGTCCGCGGAGACCTCGGCGTTCACGCGATTCTTTCCCGTGTAGGCGTTGGCCGAATAGCCCTCGCCGAGACGGCCGACGGCGTTGTTCGCATAATCCATGCACACCGCCTTCATCTCGTCGGAGCGCAGCAGCTCGCGCACGCCCGCCCGGTTCAGCTCGAATTTCAGCTTAGCCATAGGCCTCACACCGCACCTTCGCGTGCCACGGCCCGGGGACGAGCTCGTCGACGCCGACGGCCGGAAAGCCGAACGTCCTCCAGCAGTGCGTCACACCGCGGAAGTCCGTCCACTCCACACGCTTGTCCTGCCAGTCGTGCCGGTCGCCCTTCGGGATCCCGAGAACGCATTGGATCGACTTGCCATACAGCGAGGTGCTCGTCGCGATGTCGTCCACGCTCGGCTCGCCGATCAGCACGTTGTCAACCGTCACCGGCTCCTCGTCGTAGACCGGAGCGCCGAAAGGATCCGTGCCGACCTGCACCTTCTGATAAAGCTTGACCGTCACGCCGCGCATCACAACACCTCCTGCACCAGTCCCTGAACGGGGCTGTAAGAGCCGATGGAGTTCCCGCGCCGGAGCAGCTGGCGCTCAGTCTTGCTGAGATACAGCTCGCCGGTGCTGCCGCCGTTGGCCATCGTCCAGCTCTGCGTATAGCCCAGGCCGGACATGCTGCCCTGCGTCGCGCCGATTGGCGCCGCTCCGGCAGCCGCTCCGCCGTCGCCGAGCGCCCGGATGACCATGCGGCAGGCGATCATTTTGCCGAGCTCGAGATCATCGATAATGCTGTCATCGGTGATGGTGTCCGGATACATTACATCTTCCGGGCCCGCCAGACGCGGTGCGACCGCATAGATCATTCTGACAGCATCGTTCAGAAGCATTTCGCAGACGTGCTGTTCTGCGGAGCTCATCTCGCGCGTCATTCTCTCCTGCACATCGGTTACGAACGTACGGATCATGAGATCACCTCACTTCTTCCGCTTTGTAGAAGTCTTCTTCGGTTCCAGCTTGACAAAGCCCTTTTCTTCAAGCTCTGCCGCGCGCTCATCCTCCGCGGTGAAGACGTCCCCGATTTCTCGGAGGACGCCCTCACGCGCGTCAGTGAACGTGATGATGGTGACCGCGGTCCTCATCAGGCACTCGCGGTGGCCTTGACGATGCGGTCAAGGAACACGGGCTTGATGGCCAGGCCGCAGTATGCGACGGTCTCGATCGCGCCGTTCTGGTAAAGCGGCGCGGTGTGGACGGCGATGATGCCGCTCTCGTCAGTAGTCATCTCCATGCCGGGGATGGCCGCGATAGATGCCGCGACGACCTCAAGGTTTTCAGTGGCGCTGCCCAGAACAGTGCCGGCCGGGACGTTGCTGTCCAGGATCACGTTGCCGATGCCGAGGAAGTTGGCCAGATAGGACAGGCCGAACTGGGTCTGCAGCGTGATGTTGCTGGTGCCGAGGTAGTTGTATGCGTCGGTCGGATTGGCGAAGAACACGGGCGTGTAAGCCTCGTCCTCGAACTTAGTCGCCACCGCGCCGGCAGCGCCGGCTACCTTCTGCTGGAAGTTCCAGTTGGCGCCGGAAGCGGTGCCGGTGCCGGCAACGATGCCGGCGTAGATGGTGCCGCGCACCGCCTTCTGCACCAGCTTACGCAGGGCTTCGGTGGTAGCGCCGACGGCGACGTCATAGCCCTTCTTACCGATATCCTCGATGCTGGTGAGATTGCGGTACTTCTTGTAGGTCAGCGCGACGACGGTGCCATTGTCGCTGGCAATGCCTGCGTCGGGGATCAGCGCCTTCTCGGCCACAGCGGTGGCGGGCAGCGTGCCGGAAGTGTTGTAGATCTTGAACGCGCTGCCGGGCGCCATGACCTGCACCTCGGTCTTGCCCAGAACGGCCAGCAGGTTGTGCAGGTCGCTCTCGAATTTGGTCACGAAATTGATGTCCTGCGCCTTCGCGGCGAGGGCCATGATTTCATTTGCCATTTAATTGGTCTCCTTTCAAAACAGATCGATGTGTTCGCGGATCGCTTTCAGCCGTTCCCGCTCATTCTTGATGGCGAGGATATCGGCCTTCGTGATCCCGGGCGTCCGCGGTTCACCGGGATCCTTCACTTTCGGGAAGCCGCTTGCCTTCATACGCTCCACCAGCTTCTTCGCCTGCGCCCGGCAGGCTTCTTCGTCCGCGCCGGTGAGGAACTCCATCATGTCGACAGGCAGCCCCGTCTCCTTCGCGACCTTGTCCCTCATCTCTCTGGCCTCGTTGGCCTTCTTGATGCCGTCCAGCTCTGCCTGGAGGGCTTCGGCGCGGTCGGTCGCCTCTTTGAGCTTGTCCTTCTCGGGCGCAGCCGCCTTGAGAGCGGCAAGCTCCTCCTGCGCGCTGGTGAGCTGCGTCTTCAGCCCGTCCAGCTCGCCCTTTGCCCGGTTGATGTCGCCGCCGTTGAGATCCATCAGCTTGTCGATCTGGTCGGGCGTGGCGTCCGGGAAAAGCGCGGTGATATCTGTACGTTTCATAGCGGTTCCTTTCTCCTCTACGCTTTTTTACGCTGGTCGCGTCAGCTTGAGGTGGTAGTTTTACGGCGTTCCGGCCAGTTGTTTATGAAAAAGGCTTCCGATTGGATGCCTCAATCAACTTTCGGCGTCTTCCGTTTCGCGTTCGACGCGCAGCGCATAGGCGGC